CATAACCAGTATTTATGCTGGTTTTACCCTATGGTGTATTCTACCAATTTAATGCCTGCTTCACGTATAGCCAATTCACAAATAGGACATGGCTTGGCATTTAGTGGACGGCCATTCGCCCCATAACGTTCAATGTGTATCTTGTGTGGCACACCTTTGCGTATTTTGACCAGCGCCGACACTTCAGCATGTAGATAAATTTTGTAATCTTCTCCAGCTTCGGCGGCCAATTGTGCCTGCTTGGGATGAGTCTTTTTGGGAAAGTTAGTACCTTCACTCAGCAAGCGACCGCGCTTGTCGTAGACCCGCGCAGTCATTTTAGGATAAGTATTCATCGAGTATTCAGTGCCGGAGCGTATTCGCGAATCAGTTCACGCTCACGGGCATGAGCAGCAAGCCGTCCACGCACCTTTTCCACTAGCCAGTAAGTAAAACTTTCAGCGCCGTATGTGCGAATTGCCGCACATAGCGTCCAGGGCTTGTCTTCGTTTAGTGCCCGCTGAATGTGCTTTTGAACACGCACCTTGAGCGCACGGTTTACACTGCCGCTAGCAACAGTGATGCCAATGTACTGCTCGCCAGTGACAGTGTTTTCCAAGCAGTAAACTGCATGGGTACTGTCACTACGCCGCTTGCGCTTTTTTGGGGGAGTTGTGGTGTCCATGTAGTAATTATAGCACCAACCCAAATGGGCGTCAACTAAAATGCAGGTGTTGTATCTCTACAACACTCGGGGTTAATGCAAAGTTACGCTGGCTAGACTTTCAGGGTCGTCTACACCCATTAGGTATAAGACTTCTTTGATCTTGTCCGGCATATACCCTGAATAGTCTTCAGGAAAAAATACAGTTTTTAATTCTCCTGAATTAGTAATAATAAACCCAAAATCGGTATCGGTTATTTCTTTTTCGTAAATATCACTCACGTTTTCTTCAAAACTTGTCATAATACCGACTCCTTATAGTTGTGTTACATTAGTATTTAACTTAAAGTTTAGCAGCCACTTGCATATCTCGTTGAGTTTTTCGCTCTTTAGGTCTAGAATAAAACGTATGGTTATCAATTCTACCAGTTTTGTTTAGATTTTTCCAATTGGGTTTAACTGTTTGGTTATGAAAGTATGTGGCCCCAGCAGTAATGTCAAAAGCCGGAACTGTCATTAGATATGTAGCAATACGCCAACTGTCTCGCCATTGTTGGTTATTTCTTGTAACTAATCCGGGCTCACAGCGCCAGCTGAATTGACAACTTCCGCCAACACGCTGATTAACTACACCACAAACAGTCTTTGCAAACTTACCACTGCGAACTCGATTCAGTGTAACCAATCCCACAGCCATTTTACCTGCTAGACTTTCACCAGCAGCTTCGTGGTAAATGTTTTCAGCTAGACAAGTCAACTCGCGCTGATTAACGGTGCGAGTTGCAACTCGATCTTGTTCGTCTACATACTTAATTTCACGATATTGAGCAGCAATTTCGTTTTCTCTAGCGACTGCTCGTTGCTCGTGATAGTAATTAATTCCAAAACACGTAGTGGTCGCTATTAAAGCCCACAATCCTAGTATTATCTTCAATACTATGCTCCTGTAATAATGCTCCCGCGGGTAACAGGTTGAATTCCAGTGGTAGTTAATATATAATGGTCAGATAACTCTTTTACTACCGGCGTGTGCATCATAACAGCAGAACTGAACAGTTCAACTGTGTGTTCAATGTCCATGGCCATCATAGACTGCATTAAACCAATGCCTTGACTGCTAGGTACAACATTTAGTGGCTTGGACAGCGTCCATCCTTGGTTAGTAGTACCTTCTACCCGAGCCAAAATTTCATCACCGTTGACTAGTTTAAAACTGACAATGTTGCCGGCGGTGTAATTGGGTTTGACTAGCATAATATTTACCTTTTAAATTAACATTATACAGTCAAACCCTGCCGCTGTCAATAGGCTGCTGCGTAGTGGCCTACCATGGCATTTTTGCTGTAGCCCACAGTGTTGGTCTCAAAAAAGTTTTCAATAGCGTTGCTGCTGGTCAACCAGTCCAACCACTCAAAAGGATTTTCAACGTTGAACTGTGTTTTGAAACCCAATTGTGTCATGCGATAGTCGCACACAGCACGAATGTACTGTTTGACTTCGGTTTTGGTAATACCTTGTACACCACCCATCTCAAACGCACGGTCAATGAATTTATCTTCCAGTTCTACCACCTTCGCAGCAGTGAGATAGATCTCGCTCTTAAACTCGTTGTTGACCACACGTGGATGTTCAGCTAGGAACTTTCTAAACAACAGTGCAATGCCCTGCACATGTACGCTTTCATCGCGAATGCTCCACAAGTTGATGTCGCTCATGCCAGCCATTTTGCCAAATCGCTGGAAGTTTAGCAGCATGGCAAAACTGGCAAACAAGCACACACCTTCAATCAGTACCTGCTTGGCCAAGCTGATGCCAATTTCTCTATAGCTGCGATTGTTCATGTCCATCATGTACTCGTACTTTTCCTTCATGTCCTCGTACTCAAGGAACTCTTGGTAAAAGTTGTCGCCAAAGCCTAAAGTGTCACTGAGCAAGGCATAAGCACGTTGATGTACACCCTCACGACCAGCAAAACTGCCTAGCATGTTGCGTACCTCGTTGTTTTTAAACACCGGAATCAAGTTGTCGTAGTAGTCACCGCCCACTGCTACGTCGCTTTGAACAAAGAGACGTAGGATACTGTTGATAAAGTATTTTTCTTGTTCGGTAATTTTGCCGGTCTTCCACTGCTCTACGTCCTCTTGCAGTTTGGCCTCGCCCTCGTGCCAATGCAGTTCTTCATGCAAGCGTGTGATCTCCACAAACTCGGGATACGCAGGAACATAAGTTTTACTTGTTTCTAATAATGACATAATTTTTCCTTTTTAACCTTCACAAGCAACACAAGTCTCAGACTCTGTAGCTTCCTTCCAATCTTCTAGCTTGACTCGCTGCATTTCCTTAACAGTATCAGCAGCTACTTTAGCACCTGTTTTAAAGTAGTACAAGCTCTTTAGCGTAGGACTACGTAGGGCTTTCAAATGTACGCTGTTAATGTAAGCACGATCTGATCCAGGTAGGAAAAACAAGTTCAAACTTTGACTTTGACAAATGTACTGCTGACGTGCTTCAGCATGTTCCACTAACCAGTGCTGATCAATCTCCCATGCAGTTTTGAACACTTCCTTTTCTTCGGCGGTTAATTCAGCCAAATGTTGCACAGAACCGTTGTTCTTTTCGATGTTTTTCCAAGTTTCTGGCGTGTTTGTGCCGTATTTTTCCAGCACTGGTTCCAAGTAGCGGTTACGTACTTGAAAGATGCCGTTGCGTGTTTTTTGTGTGTAGGCATTGCTGGCCATGGGCTCAATGCTGGGTGTAGTGTTACACAAGATAGAGCTGTTGGCATTGGGAGCAATAGCAAAAAGGTGGCTGTTGCGACGTCCTGTACCCGCCATGTCAGGGCTTTCTCCACGTTCCGATGCCAAGCGTTGACTCGCAGCAATAGCGTCTTCTCGCATACGTGAGAAGATTACATGATTCCATTGTGTGGCACTGTTGAATCCACCACCTTCAAAAGGAATGTTTTTGCTCATCAAAAAGTTATGCCACCCCATAGCACCAATACCGATAGCACGTTCACGTTCAGCACTGAAGCGTGTTTTGTGTAGTTCTTCAGGGCTCCAGTCAATAAACCATTGGATAACATTGTCGAGGAATCTTGTTAGTTTAGCTACTAAGCCAGTGTCCTTCCATTCCTCGTAGCGTTCCAAGTTAACGCTGCTAAGACAGCATACAGCGGTACGTTCAGCACTGGTAGGCAAACTAATTTCACTGCAGAGGTTGCTACCACGATTAACTAGGCCTAGTTCACGTTGCGACTCGGGTAGTGCAGCGTTGGCATTGTCCTTGAGCCAAATGTAAGGCTCGCCGGTTAGTTCGCGTGTTTCTAAGATGGTTTCCCACAGCTCACGTGCAGGCACCGCATCACGTACTTCTCCACTGTGTGGACACTTTAGTTCAAACAGCGCACCTGCGTTAACTGCGTCAACAAAGTCCTGTGTGATGTTAACAGCATTGTGTACGCCTTTGCGATTGGTGATCTTGCGAGCTGTATCTCCACCACTCGGTGTACGCATTTTAATAAATTCTAAGATGTCGGGATGGTTGATGTCCATGTACACAGCACAACTGCCACGACGAGTCTTGCCTTGGCGATAGTAACCCATGATGCCGTCAATGGTCTTGATGTAGGGAATAGGGCCCGGTGCTTTTTCGCTCACTGCACGAATACCGTTGTGTAGTGCAGTGCCACCACCAGCAACACTCAGCAGAGCCAGTTCGCTGCTGCTGGAGATTTGTCCAGAGATGGTGTC